GTTAGGAAGTTAAACCCACCAGTTACTATCACTCGAACGAGTTACCCTACCTGGCGTCCTTAATTTAGTTATTGCAAAAAGGGGGGTTTACAGTTTTCCTTCTGGGTTTACAATTTTCCTTTTGGGTTTGATAAGGTTTTCCTTCCACAACTTAAACAGTAAGACTTTCTATTCCACCGAGTATAGCATTTGCACCACCTGACATGAGACCATACGGCCCAGGCAAGGACATACCTGCTGAGGTTAAACTCTTCATTATCTTAAGAACTCGCATCCAAAAACCTTCGTTGTCTTCAAACGACACACCTACTGGAAGTTGCAAGATTATGCATCTGTACAACTCTAATGCCAGTGTATCATGAGGAGACAGAGTCTGATACTCATAGAGCATTGAACCCGTAACTACTTGATATTCTACGCAAGCCCACGTTTTGACTATGAAAGAGTTCAACACATTGGCTCCTTGTCCTGTAATTTTGATGATTACACTATCGAAATTATTGTCCAGACCAGTAAAAGAGGTTGGCGCACAATTCAGCTGGCCCCAATCAGAGGAACCAATAGTCAATGGCACAACCGCTCCTGGATAACCTGACGCAATGGGTGTAAATCCGAAGTTACAGGACGTGTTATACGCCGCTGTGTAAACTCCAAGATTCACTGGTCCTGTCCACTGATTAGAATTAGTAGACTGTATCCCGTTTAAACCACTGATAGTCATTATATCCTGAGCTCCTGTTGCTGTTCCGGAAGGTCTCATTTGAAATTGAATGGGTAGTTTCCACGCTTGAATATTGCCTGTCCACGACATCTGATTTACTGTAGGAATAATTTCAATATGATTCGAAATGAATCTGAACTTATCGACTATGTTGTCTGATGTATTCGCGTTTCCAAATATCGTTCCAGAATCTGAATAACCCACACCTTGGAAAACTGTTCCTGATCCCGGTATTGATCCTGCCGCTATTGTAAATGTAAAATAAGCGACTCCAGGAATTGGTGCTAACAACACATAAGTGTCAGTATTTGCAACCGAATTATTCAAAGAGCCTACAAATCTATGCTTTTTAACTAAGCTTGGACCTCGGTAATCATCTGGTACTCCAGCAACATCATTAGCTGCAAAGTCTGGAGGGGCAAATGCACATTTAAGAAATGACATTCCCTCTTTACTAAGAGACTTGAGATGTTGTTTAGGTAATTGAGCCATTCGTCTGAATCCAGTGTCAATACCTTTAGGTAAAGGATATTTCCGCCCTCCACTACTCATGGCGAGACCTTGTGACACGCCGTTGCTTTTACGCTTTCGTCGTTCACGTCTTTTTGCAAGCTGCTCGGCTGTTCGAACCTTCTTGCTGTTCTTGTTGTTGTTGTTGTTGTTGTTTTGCGGCATTACACGTCTTCTTGAGCCCCCGCCAGCTCAAGATATCCTACGGATCTGATAATTTCCATGATAGCCTCAAAGTCAGGATGTTCACCCAAATCATTCTCAAACCCCATAAGAAACATCCGAAATTCGAAATCATTCTTTGGTACATTGTGAAGTAGATTCATCATCATCTTTCCTGCATTAAGAGGCCATGATCCATCTTTCCCGTAAATGCGACTACAAAATTCAAAACTGTCTTCAACCGTGTCATATGCTTTGATCTTGAAACCATACTCTGCATATTTCCTGATAGCATCGACTACAGTCGTTTCAACTGCATCATCTCCTGCTGCAATCGTTTTCCTCGCCCCTACTAAAGTGGCAAGTTTCGTTCGCATCCTAGAGTTTCCGCTGCTAGTTTTGTATTTTCCTGAGTTAACCAAACCTAAAAATTCATTCACAACTAATAAACCATCAGAAAATTGGTAGACACTTTTGCCTTCCAAAATAGCACAAGCTCTGATAGAGTGTTTCCATTCTTCACTAGCATTTTCACATAACAAAATCACCATTTCTGCATCATCAGACAATTGCCATTGATCAACATTCCAATCCCAACCCTCGACGTCAGAAGCACTCATAGGCAACGAGTTCATTATATCTTCATATACGCACTCATTATCCTCGTGTGTGAAACCGATTCCGGGTTTAGATGGTATTCTAAACCAATTAGCTATTTCCAACTTCGTAAGGTGTCTGATCAAAACCATCTCTATTATCTTGTCGACAACTGAGACTGAGTGTATCAATCTTACACGACCTTCTTTTATCTTCTTCATCTTAGTAGGCTCATTCTTAACAAAAATTCGGACTGGGTCCATAAGACCACTATCAACTAATTCCATCTGAGTCATACTTGATAACACTTCCAATGGTGTTTCCAAACGCTTAATCAATCTGTCATAGCACACTTCAGCAATCAAACAACCAAATTTATCAAAAAGTTCTCCATTTGAAGAACTAACACTAGCATAGGGTGTTCCTGGCGAGGAGTCTCGCTTTACGCAAGACATCATCTCTCCAATCAATTCTTTCAATTTAACTTCGTCAAAATCAATTAAAGCTTTACACAATGAGTGCTGCTTGTATTGTTTCAACAATATCGAATTGGCTAAATCGATTTCCTCCTTACTAGGTTGCTTTCGATTTTCGGAAGTTACATGCCTATCGCATTGTAATTTATAACTCCTTTTCTCAGAATCAGGTGACCTATCTGGCCAACCATACTCTTTACAAGGCTCATACAATTCCTTTGCTTGTTGCCACATCAAATTTTCTTTCACGTTCACACTAGCATTAAATCTACACTTACTAAAACCGACTACGCTGGACTTTTCACTAAACTTCTCTTTATCTGACCAAGAAAATAAGCCTCCCCAAGGCATTACATTGCTGGGGAGGCATTCAAGTTTAAATCCACATTGTCAGTTGTTACTGTTTGTGTTTCTTTAACTCTTTTCAAAACCATTTCAGCTCTAGCTTGAGCTGTTGTTAGATTCGGGCTAGCAGATTTAATCGCAGCAATGCGTTCTTTCTCCTTAGCTCTTCTATTAGCAGCTTTTAGCTTTCGCTTAGCACTAGCTTGTTCACTTGCAATTCGATCTTTTTCATCGATAGTTTGTAGTTTGACATCTCTTTCCAAAGCACCTTTCAATACTTCGTTTTCTTTGGCTAATTCCTGAGCTTTTTCGATGATCTTTGATTTCTTCAGTTCCACTTTAGATGGTACACTTGCCTTTTTCAGCTCCTTCTCAGAATCTTTAACTCTATTTACAGTGTTTATTGGAACAATCTTCGTGTCTGAGTGAAATCCTGACAAAGTGGGTACCTTGAGGACATTCAAACCTTCACCAGTTGTTACACTAGTTAAGGTATCTCCTTTCACTTTATTGTTCTTATCTGAGTTTTTGTGTTTCATAGAATTGAACAATTTCTTATCCATTTCCAGAACATCAATTTTTAAGCCGTCAATAGCTTTAGCCATTTCTTTGAAACTCTTTTCGGTGATACATTCTTTCCCAAAACCACTAAATGAACCATAATTGCTTTTCTTAGAGAAAATAGCTTCAATCTTTTCAAATTTAACCATTCTCTCTTTCATCTCTTTCAGTTCATCCAATATCTTGAGCATACAAACAGACGGTAAATTAGCTTCGTCAACGATTTGTGAAACTGTTGTTACTGCCGTCGCTGCTTTGTCAGCTGCAACAGCTGCTGGAACCATAGGCATACCACATTTAATACAACTAAAACCATGATGCGCTTGTGTTACACCACACTGAACGCAAGTCCAAGGACTCTCTCTTCTGCGTGATACAGGCGCTGGTATTCTTTGCTTGTACTTTGGTATGCTAGCTGGGACAAATGTTTCTTCATCATCTGATTTAACTTCTTCTTCGTCTTGTTCGTTTTCATCAACTACTTCAAACCAAGCTCTCATCTTAAACTCTCTTCTTGTGTCGCGTTCTCGTTGCACCAAAACCTGAGCTCGTTCAACACGCGCTTGCTCATCTTCTTCTCGCTGCGCTGCGTCATTGGCTCTTCGTTCGTTCGTGTCTTCAGCATCAGAATAATAATCATCGTCATCGTTTCCAGAATCTGAATCAGATTCATAACCAGTAGCCCATCTAGGCCGCTTCTCGGTAGACACAATGTCGTCATTCTGAGGACTTTCACGTTTACATCGCAAAACTGGAGGAACAACTCCATAATTGAAATTATTGCTACCACCTTCGACATGCACTCCTACAATATTCATCTTACTGTTCAAAATAGGTGCTCCACTCGACCCTGTTTCTGTAGAAGCTCCATGTTTAAAATACCACGATCTGATATCTTTGGACACGCAACCAACTGTAAAACAAGGGATTCGTTCACCTTCTTTGTCTTTAAATTGATATATACTGACTGGAGAACCCAATCCACACGATGGTGCAAACTTTCCGACTTTCAATTTCAACATTGAAAACACCTTTGAAGGCATCTCCATTATCATGAAGTCCAGATCCTCACTACGAGAGTAACTAACCACTTTTACGGGGATTTCGCTCAATCTTAACTTGATATTATCATGACAAATCAGTATATCAGCGTTTTTATTGTATTCAAAAACGTGAAAAGCTGTCAACAAACAATCTTGATTCTCATAATCAACCCGACTAAAGTGTCCTATAACTATCCCACTGACTTCAAACCACCCTTGAAATTTCGGCATCTCATTAGCTTTGAAATATCTCGAACTGGATACATTAGTTTCCTTGCGACCTTGGCTCTCCGTGTACGTATTTCCGCTGTACACAGGAGCTGTAGCCACCATTAAAGCATCTTGAGGAGCATTATCCAAATAAATCTTAACTGACCCGTGCTGTAAAAACATTCCGGATTCATCTGATCTAAAACGACTATGTCCTATTATAATCTCATCTAAAGGAACCAATTCTTCAACTGTTCTAATATTTCGACCAATCCAATAGTTCAACCAAAATTTACGAAATTTAATGCGAAGCCAAACAAACGGACTACCCGCGCAAAAGGCGACACAACAAAAACTGTTCATAATTTTCTTCAAAATCCAAAACAGTCCTTTAACTAAATCTCGAAACAAAGGAATTAATCCGTAGCGTAGAGCAGGATATAAGATAGTTATCATCCCTCCAATAATAATACACATCACAGCAAAAGGCACAGTGTGCCATAAACTAGACCATGTCATAGTATGGAATTCAGACCACCAACTCATTATGTTCTTAGCCACAATCAAAACTTTTTGATCTTCATCAGTGAGAACGACAAGACTCTTACCATGAAATTCATCTCGGTGCAAATCACTAGGTGTGGTTATTCCGGATAAATTCTCAAGTAGTTCAACGGCTTCCACTTTGCAAACCTGTAAAGGCCATAAAAGTAGAGTCATAATAGCTACATAAGGTAATGTAGTGTGCTCTCTCAAACAACTGATCACCTTTCGCATTCGTGTTAAAAACACAATAGCAATCAGCAACCAACAAACCACGAGCGAGAATGCGGCGAAATTCTGATGAATCTCAGCTACTCTTCTGCTAATTAAACCTGACTTATATGCTTGTGCTAAGCAATGAATTCGACTTGCATCGAATCTATCACTATGACAAACATTAAGAACGTTTTTACAATCGATAAAGCTTTTTGAGCTCCAACCGTGGGTCAACA